GGAAAATCTCGCTCTTACATGGATAAATTTCTCCATTTACGCCCCGAATAATATAATCTCCGGCTTTAGCAATCATTGTCCCTTCAAGCGTCTTTATCTCGCACCATGCCGGATTTGGATAATGCTTGCCAAAGTCATGAGTAATGATTGTATTTTCCGTAACTGCATTCCAAAACCAATCTTCTCCGACAAGCCCTCTTTCGTTTAACCGAAATGCTTCAATAACAACCGGCCTTTTTCTGTATTTACCCATCGCTTTCCAGCCCTTCTGCCATTTCGCGCAGGCTCTGACTAAGCGCGTCTTCCCTCACCATGTCGGCAGGGCTGCCGCCGATCATCGCCCACTTGTCGATCAGCGTTCCCATCGCCGTTGTGATTTGGCTGAGATTTGCCGCTGCCAGTTTCTCCGGGTCGTTGAGCATTTCAAGCCCCTTGCCGATGAACGAGCACACAAGGTCTTTGTGGTCGTTCATGTATTCCATCACATCGGCGGTGTTCTCTTCCTTTTTTTGCTCGCACTTTTCCACAATGTCGGCATTCGCCCGCACAAGGTTCTTAACCGTCGTTGCGGAAACGCCGTTGATTTTCGCTGTGGCGCAATAGTTGTTCGTCTGCACATAGTCCGCCAGTATTTTCTTTTTCTGCCGGTCTGTCAGACGCGCAGCCATTGTCACCACCTCAAATCAATTTTGCTACCAGCCCCCGCCCCTTGGCCTTACATAGCAGACTTTACCCGCCCCGAAGGGCAACAACGTGCCGCACTCTCAGGGCAGCGGCTCTCCTCTTTTGGCGCAGACAGCAGGGATTGAACCTGCATCGTCGCGAGCAATCCCGCCTTAATTGCCGCCGCTCTCCCAATTGAGCTATGTCTGCATATCGCGGGGGGCGGTGTGAAAAGATGAAAAGCACCGCGCCCCGCTATGGCGCAGGAGGTTTAACGCCATAAATGAGAGAACCGCAAAGGCTTTTACACCTCTGCGGCTCAATTCTCCCATAATTGCAATGCCCTGACTCACTTATAAGTGAGTTTTGCAAAATATTTTTATAAACTTTTTGGGTAGTCCGACCGCCCGAGCAGATAATCAATAGACACGCCAAAATAGTCAGCAATGCTTATCAGCGCGTCCATTGACGGTTTCTGCGTCCCCATCTCGTAGCGCTTGATTGTGTTGCGGTTCAGCCCGCACAGCTCAGATAACACGCAGCGTTTTAACTGATGGCGCTCGCGCAATCTCCGCAGCCGGTCAGGAAACGTGCTCATTCCTCACCCGCCTTGCGTCTCAACCTGTAGTTTTCCGTTTCCAGCTGATTAACCAAATCGTCACGAGACTTCAACTTCGCCCACAGCGCTTCAATCGTGATTTTCGCCTCGTCCAATGCTCGCAGTTGCCGGTCGATGTCCTTTTGATTCATCGCGCATATCCTTTCCGCAGTAAGGGCAAAAATTGCTCTCAGTGCTTGTTTTTAGTTTGCACGCTGGGCGCATGAACCGAAACGCCCAATCTGGCCACGGCGTACCATCATCACCACGGGTAATAACGACCCACTTACTCACGGCTCAGCGTTCTCTTGGCCCATGCCCACAGGTTTCGCCACGGGTGGGCTTCTGCGTAATTTGCGCGCTGCTCGGCATTGTATCGTCTATTACGCATTACATTAAGGGCCTCTTGCTTAGAAGCGCACTCATCGTTCGCCCGCCCAAGCGCCGCCTCGGTATCAGCGAGCTTATTTCGCAGCGCATCCGCGTCCGCTTTCAGATTCGCGATTTCGTTCTCACGGTTGATGGCCTCGCCGTTCATCTGGCTGATCTGCTCAGTCAGAGCGGCGTTCTTTCGCTGCATCGCCGCCTTTAAATTCGCATATTCGGCAATCAGATCATTCTTCTCGTCGATACAGTTTTTCAGCTCGATGATCTCTGCTTCAAGCGCCGCAGTCTTCTCCTGCGCGTCCTCCACCATCTTCGCCATCTGGTCTTTGGTGTACTTCTTTACATTGATGCTCATAATTTGGCTCCTTTCATTCGTAGTTGTTCTTCCCGTCCCCGGTCGCTCACGATGCTCACGACCTTTACGTCGCCGTATCGCTCAATGTCCATGGCGATGCGCTCCTTGATGCCCTGCGCGTCAGCGGCGGGGACGTTGGCTTTAATCGTGATCGTCAGCATGTGGTTCCTCCTTCGGCTCGCCGTAGCTGCAAAAGTCGTCTTGCTGCATCGGCTTCCCACTTAACGTGCAAAGAGCCTCGCCTGATGACACCGCAAAGCTATTGATATATGCATACTTGCAGTCCTTGCAACGCGTCACCGGCGCAACATCAGCGGCGGGAATACTGTTGATTTCCTGCGTGCAGATTTCTGGATTTTCATACCGACGTGTGATTAAATCAATCACAGTTTTTCGCTTGATGTATTCATCCATTGTCAGCACCTCCAAATTCCGCTTCGTATTGCTCCGGCGTGATAACCGTGATGTCCTTTGCAGAGTAGCCCAAGGCGGATAAGCACATCAACTCCGCCAACTTCTCCTTGTTGATGGACGCCGCAACGTCCTCATAAGATACGCCGGATTTTGCCTCAAAGCGGATTTGAGCGCCGAACGCCCCGGCTATGCTAAAGCAGATTTTGTATTCAGCCATTGTCAGCCCTCCTGTTCCACTTTTCGATGATAAATTTGGGTTCGCTATATACGCCACTTTCAAAATCACACTCTGGACAGTATATATAGCACTCTTCTGGGCTGTTGCCATCTACTGTTTCAAGTATTGCTTCTCCGCCGCAGAACGGGCAAGGTTTCAGGTCATACATCCTTCGTCGCCTCCACATAGCACCAGCTCTGGGGCGGGCGGCGAAGCGGCAAAGCCCCATTGTTGCAGATACCGTTGTTGTTGCTATACATGGCGCAGGCCTCACAGGATAGGTCATTAGGGCAAGACCGCCGGAACTCCGTCAAGTCCCGCGGCTGGTCATAAATGCGCAAGTCGGAGATATGCCAGCCGTAACAACGCCCCTTATCGCCGATATAAGCTATAATTTCTGCCTGAGTTAAGCGCGTCGCGGGGGAAAAGGCGGCATTTGTTGTACTACTTAACTCGCCGCCATCGTATGCAATAAGGGAGATTCTTTTACAGGTAAACTCCCCGATGACTTTGCCGCCGCCGTAAAACTGTGGCATTGGATAGTCCGTCGCAATGAAGTCCTCGTGCGGATATTTTGGCAGCGTGCAGTAGATATAGCACTTAAACGGCGTGCCCAACTTTGGCCGCGTCTTGCGCACCTCAATCGTCTTTTCGCCGTTGACAATCTTCTCCGCCCACTTCGGGCGGATGCTCAGCATAACAGCCTTACTCATTTTTCATCGCCTCCAATGCCGCTTCCGCCGCCTCGCGGGTGAGGAATACGGTCTTGCCGAAGCCCTTTATCGATACTCCGTATTCCCTTCCGCGAGCGCCTATTGGCTCGATGCCAACAAAGCCAATCTCATTACCCAACCCGATCTGCTTAACCTCGCACTCGCTTATATGCTTGTCCGTGTCCAGTAAGGCAAACACCCGCTGGCCCACCTTGCATGGCAGCACCACCAGCCGCCCGTCCCTGTCTGCCTCGGCCAGCTCGCGCAGGCGGGCAACGCCCTCCTGCTCCGCATCACGCATTACGATGTACCGTCCTTCCGCGTCTGCTCGCGCAAATTCGGCACAGCGTTCCGGCGTCAGCCCCGTCGCCTTATAGGCGCGCAAGTCCTCTTGATTCCTCCGGTAGTCATCAATGAGCTGCTGCACCACGAATCGCTGCGTCATCGGCCACGCCGCGATCTGCTCTTGCAGCTTTTTCAGAGCCTCACCCGAAACCATCACTCCACCTCCTGCATCCAAAACTCGGGGCGGCAATCAGAGCACAACCGGTCTGAACAATTCCTGTATCTGATTCTGCAATCAGCAGAAATGCGTTTTGGGCATACCATCAAGTACCCATATGTGTCAATTTCTGCCTCCGGCCACTGCTCCAAAAACACGCTCTGCCGCGTCCTGACTGGATTCATTTTTGCCCATTCCTCAACTTCGGCAACAACGTCCTCTGGTGAATCCGTCTCTCTGCCAACGCGAAGATAAATGAAACGATTCTTCGGCACTCCCTTTTCATCCATGCGTCTCAACTGCTTGATAAATTCAATAGCGTCCATAATTACCTCCCTAAAATTTGAAGCTCTCTTTGAGCTTGATTCCGTGTACCTCCGCCGTAAAATAGCTGCCCTCAAATGCGGCAGGCTTCCAGCTAAATGGTTCGCCAATGTACATAGTCATTCCCCCCCAAATCTCAATTTTGTAACGGCAATGGGGAATTCTTCGATCTCGCTTGCCCAGCGTGCCGTGCCCTTGCCGTTGTGCCGCTCAAACACCAGCGGAAAGCCGCCTATTCCGTCAAATAAACTGCCCATCGTAACAGGACGCAGATATTGCGCGCTGATGCGCTTTGCCAAAAAGTCCCAAAACGGCAGCGCGATCGAGTTGCCGCAGGCCTTATAGCGCGGGCTGTCCGCGCTGTCGCGGAGCTTTCCCTTGCTGTCGCGCCATTCGCCGATGTCCGTCCAGCCGTCCGGATAGCCTTGCAGCCGTTCACACTCCATCGGGGTAAGGCGGCGCGCCACCATGTTCTGCCGGACTGTATTATTCAGGTTCAGGCTTTGCCCTCCGCTTTCTTTTGCTTGCAATGTACCGTTTGTTTCTCCGCCCTCGCAAAAGTTCCGACAATCGACGGCACACACAAGGTCTGTTCCGTCCTTAAAGTCCCGTTGCTTGCAACTGCTTGCAACGTCCCCCTCTCGGTAATCGCCGAAGCCCTGCATTTGATACGTCAGCGGCACTTGGTTCCCGCCTGTTCCCATTCTTGCTTGCAAACTCGGAACGACCTCGCCACACTCGCGGATGACGTCACAAGCGTGTGTCATATCCAGTGCCACGACCGCGGGCTTGTTACCTCCGCACTCCGCACACAGAGTGGGGGCTTGCTCCTCGGCGTAGCCGATGCTTCGCGCTTGCTCGCTGTTGCCGAGCTTAAACCCGGCGCATACAACCGGCTGATTGTTCCCGCTCATGCCCGCCGCAGCGGTCAGTGTGGGCGCTCGGTCGTCTGACCGAAGTTCTGCGCCGCCCTGCTGTGTAGCCATGCATACGACAACATTAGATGGTCTCGATGGTCTGTTTTCTCCTTCTGCCCGCAATGTTTGAACGCCATTCTGCCAATATCCAACACCTGTTTCTCCGTAAGCATATGCTATACTTTCGCCTGTTCTACCAGCACCGCTTTCAGGCTCTCCGGTAAGTCTTTCCCGCGCCGTTCCGCTCTCCGCAGGATGCCTTGACACGCTTTTGCGCTCAAAGAGTATTTCTCCTGCGGTGTCTCCTCCAAAATCTGCGACAACCGAGATACGACGGCGACGTTGGGGGACTCCCCAGTGTTGCGCGTCATGCACTCGCCAAGCCACGCTCCATCGTCCTCCCACTTCGTCGTGATAGCCTCCCCAGGTGTTCCAGCCTTTTTCAGGCACTTCAATATCGGGGGCTTCCGGCTCTGCGATGCGGATGATCTCTTCGAGGACTGCCGCGAAGTCTCGCCCTTTGTTGCTTGAGAATGCTCCGGGCACGTTTTCCCAGACCATAAACCGAGGTCGGACCATGTCACCTGTCCGTCCGTTCGCTTTGTCATGTGCTCTCATCTCCTTCACGATGCGGATCTGTTCCATGAACAATCCGCTCCTTGCACCGGCTAACCCGACGCGTTTTCCTGCAATGCTCAAATCCTGACACGGTGAGCCTCCCGTGATAACGTCCACGGTCTCGATTTCCGCGCCGTTAATCTTCGTGATATCGCCGAGGTGCTTCATTTTCGTCCCTCGCATTTCCCGAACAACTCACGGAACGTCAGTCCCGTCAAGTCTTCCAGCGCCAGCAGCCGCACCGTTGTATCGCGGTCGCAGCGCACCCACGCCGACACCGTAAACTGCGACATTCCGATGGATTGCGCCAGTTCTGTTTGATTATAGTTCGTCTTTTCCAGCGCCTCCTTGAGCCCCGGATAAGCGCAGAACTCAAACGGCGTTTTCGGTCTCATGCTCTTGCTCATGCGCGCGCCTCCCCGTAGATCAGTGCGTCAAGCGACACGCCCAACGCTTCGGCGATGTAAAGGTACGTCGGCATTTTCGCATACCACAGGCCGGTTTCGAGGTTATGGATCGTGGTCAGCCCGACGCCCGCCTTGTCGGCAAGCTGTTGCAAGGTCATCCCGCGCAGCTTACGCCATGCCAAAATCCGCTTGCCGATTTCCTGCTCGGTCGGAACGCCCTTCGGTGCTCCGCTCTCGAGTAGTAACGCGCTTACGGGCACGCCGAATACCCGCTCCAATCTCCCAAGCGATTCTAACTTTGGGTAACTCCGCCCCGTTTCCCACCAAGCGACGGTGCTTTGCGGCGCGTCAATATCCGCCGCAAAGGACAACTGGGACAGGCCTTTCTTCTTTCGCAAATCGCGGATGCGATGGCCTAATTCCATTTCTGTGATCATCTTTTGTGCCTCCTTTTATCGCCTCGGGCTGTCATCTCACACCTCGCGGATCGTGATGCCGAACTTGTCCTGCATCAGCTTCTTTTTCAGCAGATAGTCTTTTGTTTTCGCGCCCTTCGCGTCCTCGACCTCGCGCAGCCAATGCACCGTTCCGTTGCAGTCCGGCTCGGTCGCCCGCTCGTAGGTAAAATCCGCGCGATAGACCATCGGTTTGATTCTCTCGCCCTCAATGGTCGTGTATCCCTCCACGAGGGTAAAATTCGCTTGCAGCCGCAAATCGCGAATCCTGCCCATCGCTCGCAGCACTTTCAGCTCGCCGAACCGCGCCGCCTCACGCTCGGAATCGAACTTGATGCCGTCGCACACAATCTTGCGGTTGCCGTACTTACTTTTTTTCGGCTTCTGCGCGCCTGCCAGCTTGTCAAGCACCTGCTTCTGCGCCTGCGGCCCGAGCCTCGCGAGGTCAGCCGATGTCAGCGCCATCGTCGGCCTCCCTGATTCGCACCGGCAGAACCATTTTGACGTCCTCGTGGTTGGTATTGATCGTAATGGGCCCGAGTGTCCCACGAAATTCCAGAATAGCAGGCTTCTTGAAGGCGCCGCCAACGCTGGCCTTTGCCGCCTGCAACGCCGAGAGAAGATACTCGGCATTCACGCCGATACGGAATGTCGGCTCATTGGGCAGGGCTTTTTCCCAATCCAGAAACTCTCCAACCGGCTGAACAAAACCGAAGATGCAGCCGAGACATTCGATCTCAACCACGCTTTCCGTCTTATCCCGTTCTTTCAGCTCCAAGCGCATGGAATTACCGCGCGGCAGGCGGATACTCGGCTTAATGTAGCAATCGAAATCCTCTTCGACCTCGCAGCAGGTCGCGTGCTCCACGAAAAGCCGAAATCCGTCTGTGGCGATAGCTGTAACCGCCTTGTTCTTTTTGCGAAATTCCAGCCGGATATTCTGGTACATCGGCTTTCTCGCGCTCGCTGATACCGCGCCCTTTACGGCGGCGATGATTGTGTTGAACACGTTGGTGTCCATGATAGCCAGTCTCATTCCTCTTCCTCCTTTGCGCCATTGTGGTCGCACGGGTCGTCCCGCAGGCCGACCGCAAGCTGTTTTACCTTGTATCTGTTTCTTTCGCTCATCGGTTCTCCGTCCTTTCGTAGTGCAGCGTCAGCGCCCAGGTGATCGGGCAGCGCCGCCATTCTTCGTTGGCGCAGTAGCGCCGCGTATATTCGTCCAGCTCCTCTTTTGGCAGCTTGACTTGTGCTCCCTCGCAGTTGAGATAGTCGCGGTAGTCCCGCGAGTAAAACTGGCGCTTGAAAATGCCCCCGCGATACCCGCTCACGGCGCACCGCCTGCCATTTCGGCAGCCGCCGCTTCCCACGTCAGCCCGTGCTCCCTCGCATAGCGTGAAACGCTGTCCGCGTTGTCTGGCAGGACGTATTTCCGCATCCAGCTCCGGTCACGCGGCGGTGCAGTCTCCCCCTCGACCGCCACAGCCTTCGGCATACAAGCGATGATCTCCGCAGGAGCAGGGTACATACGACTGTTGCGGGAATGCGCGATGACGCCCTCACGGGCTTGTGCGTAGCTGAACGGTTCGAGCGCCAGATAGTACGCAAGGAAAATATTATTATTCCCGCTCGCGCGCTGACTGGCAGGGGCTGACGTAAAGAACGCGTCCAGCATTCCGGAGAGCTTGACCATCTCCTCTTTCGTCATGGGGCAAACCTCCTGTATCGTCTTACAGTACTCTACGATAGCGCGCTCGATAGGAGCAGAGAGTATGATTATTTCTTACTTCCGGTAGGAGTAAGCACTATCGTCTATGTACTGTTATGTATGGTATGGTAGGGTAGGAGCGTTACACGGCGTATCTGTAATGTTACACATGGCGTTACATGTAACGCTACATGCCGCCTTTTTTCGCGTCTCTGTAACGCTTCACGCGCTCGCGGGTTTTTGCCTTTCGGTTATCCTCTTGATCGATCAGCAGCACGGCGTATTCCTCCCAATCGTGCAGCTTCATGTCCCCATCCAGCCAACCCGCCTTTTTCAGCGCGTCCACAAGAATTTCCGGCTTCCTGCGCCATTGGCAGGCGTTGGCAATCGTGCGGGCGCTGCACTCGCTCAAATCGCCGCTGTAGGCGTTCTGGATCGCCCATGTCCAGAGACTGACGAGGAGGCCGACGGCAATCACGTTCGGGTCAAGGGCCGTGCTCGTGAGCTTTAATTCCTCAGCGAGCCGTGAGGTTTTAGGGTGCATCGGAAGATTGCTGTAAACTTGTACCCAAGGTATCATGGGCGGCCTCCTCATCTTGGTGTTGGTGCAGATAGAACACACGGCTCTTACCGATGGCGGCGTTTTGGGCGAGCCATGCGCGCGCCTGCTCGCGGGATAGATGGCTCGCCATCGCGCGACTCTCATAGCTGAACTCTCCCGCCTCCAGCTTGCGTTTCATGCGCTCCTGTATCTCTTCTTCGCCGTAGTTAGCTTCGATTAGATAAAGGTCGTAGTCCTGCGCCACAATGCCGTCCAGCGAGGCGCAGTCCGTCGCATAGAACACGCGCTCGCCGTTTGCAAATTCGATATGCCACGCACAATTCGGAACATCGTGAGGAATGGAATTGTAGGACACATAGACGGGGTAGAGAAGGGAACAGGAGTAGACCAGCACATGGCCTGCCATGCCCTCGTCGGTCACGCGGCGGTCCACGCCGATGCGTCCCATCGGGTCCATGAGCCACGGAGGGACGCACCAGCGCAGCGCAGGGCGCAGGAAGTGCAGGCGCTTGATGGTCTCGGGGTTAAAGTGGTCGCCGTGAACGTGCGTCAGCAGGACGAGCCTCAACCCCTTGCAGTATGGTTCGAGTTCCCGAAAGGGAACGCCGCAGTCAATGAGTATTTCATCATTCAGCAGTACGGCGTTCCCCTTGGAGCCGGTCGAAATGACCTTGACCTTACAGATCATTCATGCTCACCTGCTCGGGAATGCCGGTCTTTCCGTCGTCCGGCGTACCGATGGCATCAGCGGGAGCGGGCAGCTCGTTCTTGACCTCGCCTGTAGTTTCGTCCACTTCGACGGTCGGAAGATCAAAATACTGCTCGCGGTTCGCGCGTCCCTCTTTCAGTGAGGTATATACATTACGCAGGCGCACGATGCTCTGCGCCGTGAACGCTTCGGCCTTGCAACCGATGTACTTTTCAAGGCACTCCATCGGTACACCGAAATCGTCCTTGAACGCCTGTCCCATCTTGCGTACGCGGTCAATCATGGGTTCATCGCTCTTTCCCATCATCGTCTTGGTACACGCCGCAAGAGCGGCGTCTACCACGTCGCCGGGGATAATGCCAAGAATGCATGCGCGCATACGGCGCGCGCCCTGATTGGCGACCATTTCATAGATGTCGCGCGGGTCGGTGAGGGCAACGCTGCCTTTCTTGGTGTAGCGGATATGCGGCACGGTGAAGATCTTCGTCTGGCGGGTGTTGGTCTCCAAATCCCAGCAGTAGGCCATGACGGTACTCTCGCCATTTTTCTGCTCCAGCTCGGTAATGCCGAAGTCGAGGTTGCCCCAATTCTGTGCCATGACCTCGGCGAGACGGATTGAGGGGCCGGTCACGTTCTCGCCGCCGCGCGGATATTCATAGATCGCGCGCTCGGCAAGGCTCTTGCGCTTGCAGGCGTTGAGAATGCGGTTGTTCGCTTCGATCTCGTCACGGGGAAAGCGCTTGGCGACGACCATTGCCGCCTGTACCTCCTGCGCCTGACGGGAAATCATCATTTCGGTGTTCACGCTCTTGGCGCTCACAACTTCGGTGCTGTTGTAGGTCTGCATTTCGTTCATGGTAATATCCTCCTCAAATAATCATTCGTACTGATAGCCATTGCTGACAAGGAATTGCTTCAAAAGGCGCAGGCGCTCGCGCGTATCGGTCACGCGGAACGACACCGTGAGGCGTTCGACCACCGCCTGCTCCACGCGCTTCGGGACGACCTGCGGGGCCGCTGCGCCGGTATCCTCGCGGACGGGTGCTCCGGCAACGCGGGCCTCCTCCATTTCCGTGCGGCGTTTCACGGCCTCGCGCTCCTCCTCGGCGCGGCGGTGACGCTCGTTGACAACGGAGATTGCAAGCGAGAGGTCGAGGTTCTTTTTGTACTCCACCATGATCTCCGGCGCGTTCTCTCCCATCGTGCCAATGGTTTTCATGTCCTGTGCCACGCCGTCCACCTTTAGCTTGATCTGCTCCATGAGTTTCTTCGGCGTCTTAGCTCTGGCGCTCGTCATATCGACCTTAACGCCGGTCTGCCCGAACGAAAGGAAATCGATCTCGTTGACCGCGCACAGCTCCCGAAAATAGCCCAGCAGCATTTCCTCGCAGCGGCTCTTGATCTCGCTTTCCGTCGCTTCGATCTTGGCTTTCAGGTCTGCGTCGGCGCGCTTGTACGGGTCAGCGATGCACTCACGGTAGACGGCTTCGAAGCTGTCGTACTTCTCCATGATCGCAGCTTTAATGGCCTTGCGCTGGGTCTCGGCGTCGGCAAACTCGCGGTTCATCTCGGCGCGAATGTTCTTCACGCTGGTTAAGGTCTCGTCGGTGCAGACAAGGCTCATTGCCTCTGCGACGCGCTGCTCCGTCTGCTCCTTCCGGCTCCTCAAATGCTCCTCGATTACGGGGAGCTGTGTCACCTTCATCAGGTTGTTATCCATCATCTTCGTCCTCCTTCATTTCCTCAAAAAACTCTTCCCCGCAGTACGGACAACTCGCTACGCTGTGCAGCCACACGCCGCGTTCTCCGTCGATGTTCTCTTTCTCGCGGTAAATGTCTGGGTGCTCAAAATCCGCGCCGCATGATTCGCAGTGCATCATTCCTCTCCCTCCAAATACGCCATCGCGCTCTGCACGCCGAACATGCGCGCCGCCTGATGGCTGTTGAATAACACATCGATGTGGTTGCCATTGACGCCGCCACCGCAGTCCTCCGCGATGTAGCTGTGCTGTGTGCCGTCCAGCCAGATGAGCAGGACGCGCGAGCCATACGGGATAACGTCAGGGTCAACGGCAATCGTGCGCCCCTCCGTTGCCAGCGTGCCCGTGGCGGTGTAGCCGCTCGCCCATACGCCGCAGCAGCAGCGTCCGGGGCAATAGGCCGTGAGAGTAAACTCCCCGAGAAACACGTCATTGCACACGGCGCTTTCCGTCGCGGGCTTGTCCCACGCGGGGTCGTATTCCTCAACAGCTTTCGGGGATTCCTCGGGTGCTTCGACCGCCTGCGCGCTGGTGGCTAAGATGGCGACCACGATCAAGATGACCGTCGCGCCCAGGCACGCCGCCGCGAACAATGCCGATTCATCGGCCTTGCGCTGCTCCCTCGTGCGCTTGTCGTGCCGTCTCACCGTCTGCACCCCCTGTCGATAAACGGGAGCAACTCATACAGCACCTTGCACACCGCGCACGCGCCGATGACGGCGAGGCTCGTGGTGAAGTCGCAGCCGTTGAGCGCGATCACCGCAGCAGCGATGACGCCGAAAATCAGTGTGTCAATCATTTCGTGCCTCCGATCAGCATGAGCTTTTCCGCGTCCGTAAATTGCAAAACTCGGTCAAGCTCCCAAATTTCATCTAACGTCCAGCGGGAACGCCCCGCCATTCTGTTACAAATTTGCGTTTCCGATAAGCCGATTTCCTCGCCCAGCTCCTTGCCGGTGCGAATCAACGCCCGTCCCATCGCGCCGCGCACGGCTCGTTCAAGGTCGTTTCGCCGTCGCGTTAACTGTTGTGGCTTTAGCATCTTGCCTTTTCCTTTCTCCCGTGCTACAATAAGCACGGACACAATATCTTGTGGTGAGATTTGTCCGGTGCCCTGTTCGGCCTGCTACGCTGAACAGGGCTTTTCTTATGCCCCGATTGCTTTTGTCTGCATCAAGCAATTCTTGACCTGCTGGTAATCCATGCCAACTTCCAGCAGAACCGAAATGCGGTTTTCCATCTTTGACACCGCCGCAAGCTCGTCCGAACTCATGTAATCGCTCGCCGTTGCAGACTTTTCCGCGCCGCGCTCCTTACGAAGCTGCCGCGCCGTTTTGCCGAGCGCCGCCATGTATGCGAGATCGGTGTACTGGTTATACTTGAACTGCTTATGTGGACTGTCCGGCAGCGCCTTGATAGCGTCCGTCATGCTGGTACGCAGTGACTTGCGCTCGGCCTTGATTGCCTTAATATTCATCAGCTCTTTGCGCATAGCGAAGAACTGGCGAACGAGTTCTTTCTTGAACTCAATGACGACCGGCGTATTTCGAAGAAACGTAAGCAAAAGCGTCGCCTGCTGCTCGCTCAGGTGGTAAACCTTAACTGTCTGCCCTGTTTTGCTTCCGCTCAAAGGTCGGATTTCAAATCCGACCTTACCAAACTCGCGGAGGTCTTTTTCATGGCGCTGAACTAACTTCTGCACCGTATCTCGCTTTACACCCGCGCACTCTGCAATGACTTCGGATGTCGTGAATGGCTCTTCGGTGTTCGGGGAAAGATAAACCAAATCGTTCATGTATCCTCCTTGTCCGGCTTTAACAGCTCGTCCACCGTGCAACCGTACAGCGCTGCGATTTCCGGCAATCTGCTTGCCCTCGGGGCCTGCTGGCCAGTTTCCCAGTAATACACGGCCACGTCGGAGATTTTCAGCGCGTCCGCTACCTGCTGGACGCTGAATCCAGCTTTATGACGAGCGCTTCGAAAACTCATCTTTTCACCTCCAAATACTAAGTTCTACTTGACAACTTAGCGAACCGTGATATTATAAGAAGTGCCAACAAACTAATAATTTCGACAGTCCGCTAAGTATCAAGGGGGCTTACTTTTTTATTACCCTATGCTTACATTATACTAAGTTCAGCTTAATATGTCAAGTTGAACTTTGCATTTTGTGCGACTTCGGCGGTTTGTACAAAGGGAGGCTTAATATTTTGGACGGTCCTACGCTTGTTGATATCGTCGAACGCGAGCTCGTTGCTCGACATATAAAAAAGGCGGAATTTTATGCCGCAACAAAAATATCAAGCGCAACATTTTCACAGTGGAGAAATAACATCTATTTCCCCTCTGCTGCTAATATCAAAACTATTGAAGAATATTTGGGGATTTCAATTTCTTATTCTGTAGCCGATAAAGCCGCAAAAAAAGAGCGCCCCACCGATGGTGAAGCGCTCATTTCTGAATTGCCCGAAGATATTCAAAAGCTCATCCGGATTTGCGAATTAAATCCTGACCTTGCTGCTGCTCTACTATCTGTTGCGCAGCAGATCGAAAAAGGTCAAGTTGCTGGGGAGTAAATCTCGAAATTGTAATAATCAATTCCTCTACCGTCGTCATCCTCTCTGCCCTCCGTTCGCTCTCATATAATAAAACAAGTGTTCTATCGCGGATTAGTATAGCACTAATTTTTAATTGATTCAATATAATTTAAAATATAAAATTAGGTGAATTTGATATGCCAATTACCGTATATTTTGAGCACGGCCGCGTTGCGGAGTTGTTTCCAGAACCAAATCAATCGTATTACGACGTGCGCGATAAGATCAACGCGGCGACTAATATAGTGTCTGATGGAATAAAATACGACTTGACCGATAAACAATCAATTTATTCTATCGCCATTCCTGACTATACAAAATTCCGCGATGTACCGCGTTTCAAAGAGTTAGGCCCTACAGGGTATCTTGAATATGTGCTGAGAATGCACGCGGGGCTTTTGTGGAATGGCGGAGATTACCAGTTATCAATGGCCTGCCTTGAAAAATCCTGCCAGCTAATGACGTATTCTACGCTTGGCTGGGAACGGAAAGATTTTTATAGGGTCGTCAATTATTATATCGAGCTGGGTCGATTCAAAAAGGCGAAAGAGTGGAAAGACTGGATAGATGCACACACGGAATCGCCGGAAGACTATGCAAAAGACGCATTTGCAAGAACGCTTGAATCGTGTAGAAAACTTGGAACTGATTTAATAGAGGTTGGCGATTCAAGCGCGTGCTGTGAAATTTGCGCGAAGTACCGGAGACGGATATATAGCTTATCTGGCAAAAGTTGGAAATTTCCAAAGTTCCCAGATGATTTTCATTTTCAGTGCGGGCTTGGGATATTTGCTTATATTGACGGTGTTTCTGAGCCATCTTTCAAGTGCATAAGTCCATCTTTATATAGTAAACGACCGTTTCGCGATGATCGAACCGAAGAAGAAAAGGAAAATTATAGGCTTTGGTTAGAACGTGTTGAAAAGTCTTACAATCCGATCAATGAGCCAAATTTAAATCATATTATTTATTATTGGTTCAAGCCTAAATTCCCAGATGACTTCCCAAAATCTCTTTCTGGCTTTTCTCGCATGCGAAATGGTAACACAGAAAATTATCAAAAGCTGGAACAAAAGATTGAGGATGCGGGATATACCATCCCTAAATCATTAGATGAGGTCGCAGAATGGGAAGAGCGGGAGAATTGAAAAGTTGCAAGGCGGTATAGCTTAGATTGGCCCCGCCGCCCTCTGCAACAAACGGCGGGGCCTTTTTGCAGCCAGCGGGAAGCGGTCGCCGCTGCTTGTTTTGACCATACTCCGCTTTACCTTACCACTTCAATACCAAGACTTTGCAACATGGCGGAATTCGACCGCGTTCGACAGGCCCACTTTTGGCAAACTTATTGCTCGAAAACTGAAGAAATTAAGGTGATGTAAATGAACATTCAAGAAGTGTGCAGAATCCGCAAAGAAGAACTGAAACTAACGTATCAGGACATTTCTGACGCTTCCGGCGTTCCGCTGTCCACCGTCCAGAACTATTTTTCTAAATTGTCGAAAGCTCCATCTTTTTATACCGTCGTTGCAATCTGTAAATCTCTTGGCATTTCGATCGATAAGACGTGCGAAATCATAGAACACTTGACGCCGACCGAGGAAACTTTGCAAGCACGGAATGATGAGTTGGAACGTCACGTTGACGCAAAGGCCGATACCATAGAGATCATGCGGCGCGGTGTACGCATCCGCAACGGCGTGATTGCTATAATGTTTGTCATTATCGTTTTTCTCGCTGTGTGGTGCGTGTACATTGATTTTCATTGTATAGATTACGGATTTTGGAGGGGGATTTGATGAAGATACCAAAAGCAAAACTGTTGCCGTCCGGTAACTGGAATGTCAGCGTTATGGTAGACGGAAAGCGCGTGTCCGTCACAGCGCCTACTAAGCGGCAAGCAGAGAATGAAGCTGCCGCGTTGAAGTCCGGCGCAAAGTCTGCCGCTCGTGCGTCTGAGCGCACGGTTGGTGATGCTATTGACCGATATATCGATAGCAAGGACGCGATACTTTCCCCCTCCACCGTGAACGGGTACAGAAAACTACGCAAGGTGGTTTTCCCGGAGTTGATGAGCGTTAAGTGCTCCGCGTTGACGCAGGATCGCGTGCAGCGTGCCGTGAATAAGATGGCGCGGGAAAAGTCCCCTAAGTATGTCCGCAACGCTTACGGCCTGTTTACTGCGGCAATGGCAGAGGAATACCCCGATAAGGTGTTCCGCGTATCACTCCCTCAGAAGGAAGCACCTAAAATCAAAATACCTACCATGGACGAGATCAGAATTCTACACGAAGGCTGCAAGGGCACAGACTTTGAATTGCCTTTCCTGCTGGCCGTCTGGCTCGGCCTCCGTACATCGGAGATCAGAGGTCTAACATGGGATTGCTTTGACGGCGATATATTAACGATCAAGCAAGCAATGGTAGACGGCGAGACTGGCCCGCAGCTCAAGCAGCCTAAAACGTACAGCGGCAACAGAAAACTAAAAGTGCCGCCGTATATTATGGGTCTGATTGAAGCAACACCGCGCACAGATGAGTATATTGTCCATGCAACCAGAAATGTCCTGTATAAGCATCTGCAACGCGCGTGCGCCCGCTGCGGAGTTTTACCATTCCGCTTTCACGACCTCCGGCATGTAAATGCGTCGGTCATGCTTAGGCTCAATGTACCCGACAAATACGCAATGGAGCGCATGGGGCACTCTACAAACAACATGCTTAAAAACGTATATCAGCACACCATGGATGATAAAGCCGTAGCAGTGGCAGATGCCGTTGACGGCTTTTTTGAATCCGAATTTCATCTGTAATTTCATCTGCAATTCATCTGCAAAAACGCTGTTTTAACGAAAGATACCTTGCAAATATCGCAAGTAATACGTAAACAGGTGAGCCAGAAAACCCTTGCAAATACAAGAAAAACCCCGCAGCCGTTGAGACTGCGAGGTTTTTTCATTGGTGGAGGCGGCGGGAGTCGAACCCGCAACCGAAACAGCAAAAGCATTGATATTGCAAGGTTTTTTGTAACTCATCTGCAATTCCATCTGCAATTTACTTTTCCAGTTTGCGCATGACGCTATTATAGACGCGCTCGTTTACAATTTTCAAACTGTCCATCAGCTCGTCCATGATCTCCCACGCCTTGTCCGGCGGAACATCTGCCACTGCGCGCAGAAAATCGCTGTCGCCGTATGTTTCGACGTTGACCGGCGCGGGCGCTGCAGAGTATGCCGTTGGCAAAGCTCTCTCCCTGATGCCGCTTTGCTGGTCACGGATAGCATACAGCACGGCAAGGCGCTCATAGTTTGTCCAGCTTGATTCTTCCGTTTCAAGGCGAGCTATCCAGCGCTTGACCTCGTTCTCGTCGACCATAGGGGCGCACCCCCTTTAGCCCTCAATCGTGTCCATGCAGCGCTGGATGGCTCTGCGGATGCTTTCATCGTCGGCGTTGTCCAACATTTCCTGCAACTGGCGTTTCATGTTGTCAATGCCGCCGTCACGGGAATAGTGTCCGCGCACATAATGCGTGCCGCGTCTCGCATTGGACATATCACGATCATAAGCGCCGCGCATACCCGACTGCCAGTCTCCGTCGCGGGAATATCGGCGAGAATAGTCTTCATCGCGGGAATAGCCGTCGTCCTCCATCATCTCGATCTTATCGATATTTTTGATGGTGTCGGTAATCTTGTGTGCGATCTCAAGGTCCCCCGCGCCAAGCTCGCCCTTGCGTGCCAGCTCGTCGAGTTCGTCGCACAGCATATTGCGCAGATCATACATTGCTTTCTTGCTCATGTCCATTCTCCTTTCACGCGATTCTCTCAACCGTCAGATTCGAGTTAGCGAAGTTGACGTCCTGAGTGCTGGTGTTTTCCATTGCGACCGTCAAGCAGCAGCCTTTCGGAACGCAGACCTGTGCGGAAACATAAATGTTAAAGTAGTTTCCTACCGCCGCGGGCGTGACAGTCGCCGTTGCACTGGTCAACGGCTCTCCGTTGATGGCAAGCGCCGCCGTGATGGCTTCAACCGTTCCTCCGGTGGGAATAGCGATGTTGCCGCCATAGGAGACCCTAAACAGGGCGCGATTTTGATTGGTGAGGCCGCGAAGCGTGACAACGCCTGCACCCTGACGATGCACGATACAGGGCTTGCTATTGACCGCCGTTTCGGTCAGTGGGACGTTCTGCCCGGCAGGGACCAAAGCAATGCTAGAATTACTAAACTCAGCCATACGGGTATCACTCCTTTCTCTGATTTGCCCCAAAAGGGGCAAACGCACCATTTGCGATCATTTCCGCGTAGCTGGGCGCAAATAATTCGTCCGCTTTACGCAAAAGATCGGCATAATTGCTAAGATCGTACATGCTCATTTCACTCTTGTCCAGAGTTGCGATGTGATCGACAAATTCCTGCTTAAGTTCGTCAACCGTTTTCACAAAATCATTCCTTCCTAAAGGGGTCGAAATCGACCCGTTTAAAATACAGCGGCGGAGCTATTGCCCCGCCGCGTTGTTGTCAGTATCGGCACGGGGCCGACCATCTCGGTAACGTCACCGATATGGTGACCGAGAAGCTATGCTATGCAGTTGTCAGCAGCCGCAGCCCTGATTGCAGCCGCAGCCGCACCCAGTATACTGATACGGGGCCGGAACGGAAAACGAAGGAACGGGACGCGGATTGTAATACGCGAGCTGTGCGCTAACATAGTTGCGCATATCAAGCGTCTGAGCAGACTGAGAGGCCGCGAGGTCAGCAGCAAAAAGGCGCTGGTTCTGCTCGGCAATCTTCGCATCCTTCGCGGCCAGTTCCTGCGCGGTCAGACGCTGGTCGATGCTACGGAAACCGCAATTCATCGCGTCGATGATGTCACGGGTGTTGGTCTGGAGCTGATTGCGCGTGTCGCAGCCCTGCGTCGCCATGTCGTAGCGCACGCCATCGATGCTGCGCTGGGTGTTGCAGCAACATTCAGCGGCCTGCATCTGCATGGCGTTGAGCTGCTGCATCAGCGCCGCCTGCTGGTTGCTACGGGAAAGCTCGGCCTGTGCAAAGCCGTTTGCCATCGCCATGTTGGTGCCGTTGACAAGCTGCGCCTGCTGGTAAAATCCGTCGCAAAGGCCCTGATTTACGCTGTCGATCTTGCGCTCGACATTGGCAAAATCAGAGGTCAGCACGTAGCCGTCTACGACGCCGCCGCCGTTGCCGTTGTTCCCCCAGCCGCCATTTCCCCAACCAAGAAATGCGAAAAGGAACAAGATAATAATAAACCAGCTACCTTCTCCGCCCCAGCCGAAGCCGCCACCGTTGCCGGAATTTACGGGCGCAACAGGCATAGTGGCCTGAACGCCGCCGTCAGAAAGAGACATAGTATCACTCCTTTTAATTAAAGTCAGTTTTATCTAAATCGTGGCCACGATAAAGAATTAAAGAAAACGCTATAAATATTTAGTTATTGCATCAGGCTTTGGAATTGCTTTGCCATCTGTTGCAGCTGGTTTAACTGCGCCTGCGAGAGTTTGCCGCTCTGCAAGAGTTTTTCGACCTCCGCTTTGGGGTCACCATGAAAATTCGCCTTGAATTGCTGAAACTGCTGCATCATCTGCATGAAGCCGTTCCCGCCGCCGAGCGCCCCGAAAAATGGATTATTCATCGTCCTCGTCCTCCTTGCGCTTCTTCTTGCCCTTTAATTCGCCCACAAGCGCCGCCAGCGCATCAAACTCCTTGCGGGTGACAAATTCCACGCCCTTTTCCTGCAGAGCTGTACGGGGCGTTTCTGCGCGCTCTACGAGGTCATAAATCTTGAGCGTCGGCTTGCCGCTTGCATCGGACTGCTTGAGATATACCGTCGGCGCGGAGCTATCCCACAGCGCAACGGCAGAGTTGGGCGCGATCAGATAGCTCCTTGCCTCCTGCTCGCCGTTGACCCATTGCACGCCGCCCTGTGCGATGGGGTTCTGTTGCACTGGCTGCGACATAGGCTGCTGCATGGGCTGCATCTGCTGCATCTGCCGCATTTGCATGAGATTGTCTGGCATTGGCTGCGGATAATAGGGATTGAAATAGGGATATGCCATGTTCATTCCTCCGTTTCTTTTACCCAGTAATAAAGCGGGATTTCGTTTCCGCTGTTCCAGCTGTCGTAAATTACACTGTCCTGCACGCAGACCACATGACCAGAAAGCGCGAGAATATACGCCCCGCGCGGGTGATCGTCGGCAAACTTACCGACCGTGTAGCAGTCCGGGCAAGTGTCCGGTATGATATAACGACGATACCCAAGCGATCGCAGATATGCGCCCCAACAGGCGTTTGCATTGGGCAAGTCACCGTCTAAGTACCCCTGTATGCACAGAGACAAATAAACTTCTCCCCAGTCCTTCCCCGTCGCCTTGCAGATCGCGCGCACGGTGCAGTCGGACACGTTGCGCCCGTTTGGATTAGGATTGAAATAGCTATACATGGAAAAGCTCCGCGAAATAGACATAAGTGCGCAGCTCGTCAGGATCGGGGAATAGCGTCAAAATGTCCATCGCCATCTGCTCGGTAAATCCTAAAGCTAAAAGTCGGTCGTACATCGCCGCACCTCCTTTTGTTGCCTCAATCATATCGTGGATCGCGCCCCGCAAATGGTCATCGTTTGGTCATTATTTGGTCAAAAAATATTTTGCAAAAAGCTCTTGACTTTACGCCAATATTGGCGTATACTAAGCACATAAAGCAAGAGGGAAAACCTCGGGAGGAAACAAAAATGAAGTACAACAAGAGTGAGATCATGAAGAGCGCATGGAACCTTTTTAAGATGTCTCAGAAGTGGGCCGATTCCCTCGCTTTCTCCGAGTGCCTCCGCCGCGCTTGGAACGCCGCCAAGAAGTCCATCGAGAACACCAAGAAGCTGATGTCTAACGGCTGCATGAAGGTCATCAACGGTTCTCGCCTCGGCCTCATCCGCACTATCGCCGCTGACTATACGATGGGCTGGATCGTGACCGGCAAGACCTACGCCGCCCGCAAGGAGCTCAAGGCCGCAGGCTTCCGCTGGGATCCGGAATCCCGCAACTGGTTCACCACCGACCGCAAGGTCGCTGAGTATTTCTGCTGATAAGAGAGGAGACCAATCATGACGACTTATTACGTGACCGCAGATCTTGACCGTGCGCCGACGGAGCAAGAGGCAAAGGAGATCGGCGTCCCCCGCGCAAAAATCTATCTTGGCCGCGTTAAGGCCATCATCTGTGCCGACAGCATCAAAGACGCTTGCGCGCGCGGGCGCAAATGCATCGAAGGGTGCATCCAAGAGGGACGAACGATCAGCAACGTCGGCTGTATGCCGGTTGCAGACGCTAAAAAGCTGGGGGATGACGAGATATACAAAGGCTATCCCACAACAACGTGGCTGCTGTATTACCGTCTCAAAAGCGGCATGACACAGGCCGAGTTATCGAAAAAATCCGGCATCTATATCCGGCAGATCCAGAAAGTGGAATCCGGCGAAATCGAGACGGGCAATATGGCTGCAAAAACCTTATTTGCGCTCGCCGACGCGCTGGGTGTGGATATAAGTGAGCTGCTGTAATGGGCACGTATGACCTAACAGGGCAGACTTTTGGGCATTGGACTGTGCTTGAGCCTGCGGAGCCGGATAAATACGGTCGGGCAAAATGGCTCTGCCGATGCGATTGCGGCGAGGAACGCGTCGTGACTGCCAGCAATCTCCGTCGGGGTGTCAGTACGTCATGCGGCCATACCCGGGGCGAAAATCACCGAAAGAATCTGATTGGACAACGCTTTGGGCGGTTGACTGTGACGCGTTATGTGCGTTATTCTCCGACCGCGAATAGCTCAATATGGCGGTGCCATTGTGATTGCGGCAAAGAGACCGACGTATCGGGCAGGAATCTTATGACCGGGCATACCACGTCCTGCGGCTGTGCTATGGCAGAGGCCCAGCAGTCCCCAGCCGCTCGAGTTAAGGCGCTGCTGGAATCCCCGTTGACAGGGCCATATGAGACCAATATCCGCGCAAAATGGTATCGAGTATCAAACGGTGCTCGTGAGTGGGAGATCAAAAACTTATCGAAATTTGTCAGAGATCATGTGGAGCTGTTTGGCATTGACCCAGAGGATAAGTATGAGGCTAAGCGTACGGCCAAGATGCTGTATGACGCGTCATACAATCACTGTCGGTGGCACGGATGGACGGTCATCCAGCTTGAACCGAACGAATACAAAGAGAGCACCGATTAACCTCGGTGCTCTCTTTGTCCGTCTGCGATTTTTTTGTATGCCCGCCTGCGGCAGCGGTTGACCGCCTCCGGCGACAGGTGCAGCGCCTCGCACACTTGCGCGTAGCTCTTGCGCCGCACGTCGCACTCAATAAGGCACGCCGTCTCGTCCGCTGGCAGCTCAAACGATAAGATATACGCCACGGCCCGCTTGGGGGCCATAGAGGATAATTGCGCGCGGATCGCTCGGTGCTGCTTGTCCATGCTGTGCGCCGGGGCTTGCAGAGCGCTCACGCGAGGGGAGACGTTGCAGGTCTCCCGCCCGTTTTCCTTTCCGTGCCCGATTCGGGCACAATTATGTCATCGTTGCCAGCTTGCGGATCAGGTCGCTGCCATACTTGTACGCCGCAAGGTAGTCCATCGTCTTGTCTTCCAGCCCCGCGCGCTTCTTGAGCAGTTCGCGGTAACTCGCCTCATACTTCGGGCGGTATGCGCCCAGCACCAGCGACAGCTTGCGCTTGCGGCGATACACCCCGTCGCCGTTGCTCTGGCTGCCGGTGTTGCCGTTGGAGGTATTGCCCTCGATGGCGATCACGTACTGCCCACTCACGCTCTCGCAGATGCCCGTATGGTCGGTCTTGACCTTCGTGTTGGGGAAGTCGTAGATCAGCACGTCGCCCGGCCGATAGCCGGACGTGACCCATTGGCCGTGGGCCTTGGCATAGTTCATCAGTTCTCCGCAGCTCGCGGTCTTCCCGCCGCCATAAAAGAGCTGCTTGTCCGCCTGCTGAAAGCACCACCAGACGAACTGCATACACCAGTACACGCCGTCCATGCCGTAGGCTTTGCCGTACTTCTGGTGGTTGCCCGGCTGCTCCACCGTGCCGATCTCCTTGCGCGCGATGGCAAGGATGTCTTCTGCTCTCGCCATGTCTTACGCCCCCTTGTCAATGGCGTCCTGATTCTTCTGCGACTGCGTGCCAAAGTAGAATGCGATGATCGAGCTGTAGATCAGCATGAGCTGCTCGCCCGTGATCTTGCCAACGACAAAGCCGTAGATCACCGCGCCGGTTGCGGCGATCGTCACAATGCTCTTCACGCTGCACAGGTTCGCAAATCTCTTTTTCAGCAAATCGTTATTCATAGCGTTGTTTCGTCCTTTCTTAAAATCTTAATGCCTGCCACAACGACAAGCTCCGTCGTCCATGCCTTGAACCAGCGTTCCGTCAGTACGTCCGGCGGCGGCACGCCGAGCGCCGTCATGGTGAGCGAGGCGACGGTGTACCACGTCAAGCTAAAAATAGCGATGGATATGTACTTGTCCCGCTTCTTCATCCTGCCCCAGTGCTCCCGCGCCGCCGTCCACGCCTTTCTCACGTTCTGACCTCCCACTCGTCGATCTCGGACTTGATTTTGTCGATGAAGCTGTTGCCGCCCAGCGCCTTATATCCCCGGTAGAGGTAGATGAAATCCTCAAGCTCATACTGACGGATCGTCTGGCTCTCGCGGTTTTTGTAGTAAGTGTGCAGCATGTCATGCCGCAGCCCGCACTTTAGCGCGTCTTTGAGCTTGTCAAAGCCGAGCACTTTGTCCCGCACGGGCTTGATGAGCAGCGCCGCCGCCCCGAGGATGACCGTCACCTCAGAGCACAGCGCCGCGATGCTTGCCAAATCTCCCATGTCCCGCTCCTTTACTCTTCAATCTCCACCCCATACCGCTCAAACATGGCGCGGATGGCGGGGTTGCGCAACAGCTTTTTGCGCTGGCCGTGGTTGAGGTCGTTGTAGACCGCTTGCAGTGCGGCCTTAACCTCCTTGTTATACGCAATGACTCGCTCTCTCAGCTCGCTCATGCCGTCACCCCGCTTAATAGTGCCTCCATTGCCTCACGCAGCTCGGCGTTGTCTTTTTCAAGCGCCGCAATGCGTTCCTCCGGCGTAGGCGGCTGGGCTTTCATTTCTTCGTCAGCTTGCTGCCTCGCTTCCTTCAGGGATAATTCTTCTTCCGGCGTCAGTTCCCGAATGATTCCATTTTCGCAGATTTTCATGCTTCATCCTCCTGCACTCTCGTCCCATATAGCCAAACCTTACAACCAGCAAACATAAGTATGTTGGATAGCCCAACTGATGTGATCGGGCGATAAATGTCAAATAAAGATTGTGGAACTCCTGTGATATAGCGAAACCTTGCAAGGGGATTCATTGCACCGCTACCCGTCTCAACACGAAAGCCGCCACTAACGAGAGGGGAGGGGTTGTTACACCCATAAATGCACATATGGTTTCCATCGCCCATTATGTCGCCTTCCATCCAAGAAAATGTAATAGGGTCTGTTTTTGATGGCTCACTCGGGTTGGTATAAACAAGAGGTGCGGCGAATGTCTTGGTATTATACGCATACCCGTTTATCTTTCCAAATGTATACTGCGGGATTTCGGATTGTCCTGTATAGATTGGCAAATGCACAAACATCATAAACCTATGGAGCTTAAAAGGTTTACCATTGGAGTCTGTATTTATAACAAATTCCAAGATTTCGTCAGAGCCTTCCGGGATGGTAATTTCGTTGATTAGTTCCCACCCCCATGGTTTGGCGATATCCACCGCTTCCCACTCCGTCGGCTTGCCGTCGGTGTCCACCGCCGTGATTTTGGCGATTTTTCCGACTTGTGCGCCAGTGATGCCGAGGGATAGGTCGCCGCCGCTCTGGATGTTGCGCACCGCCTCAGCCATCCCCGCCGGAAAGCTCAAGGGAGCAGTTGTCCCGCCTTTTTCCCGGATGGCGTCCGCAACTGCCGTTAGGCTCGTGTCCTTTACTAAAAATTCAGCCATTAAAATGTCCCTCCTTCCGCCGCGGGCAAGACTTCCGCCACCCACTCTTGCTGCTCAATGCTCCATCGCAGAAACGCCCCGTCGTCAGCCGCTTCCGGTAGCCGCGGTTGGTCGATTGTGCAGAAAGAGGATATTGTGGCACTGCTATTTTGCAAATTCGCATTGAAAAAAATATTGACGCCCCACGATTCGTAAAACGCCTTGCCATAGAACTGGTACGCTTCCACTCCTTCGATTGTGATCCCAACAAAATATGCCTGTACCGGCAAGCGATCTTGATTATCCAAGAACCCGAATTTGAGCAGCGCCCCACCGTTTTTGGCGGCAGCCACAAGCTGAGCCCCGATATCTGTAGATACCTCGAATGAGGAGGCGCTCCCAGTCCGCGCTGGGTCTGCATCTACACCCGCGGAATACAGATCGATAACAACAGGTGATTTTTCTGCCACCCATTTCATATTTCGGACGCGAAGAAAAGCACCTTCTTCCGCGCCATCAGGCTTTGGTAACTCGGCCTCCTGCCCAAAATATTTGTGCAAAATGTCACCGGACACCTTTTTTGCCGTCGCATTTTGCTGCACCACAAAGAGATCATCCGCCGTTACAGCCTCCGCCGCAGGCAGATCGTCAATGGTTTGGTCTATGATGGTTTTTTCCATGTTGCCCTCCTTATCATAAAATATTGATTATATGGTACACGTCCACCGCCCCGTAGACCACGGCAGCAACGTATAGCGCATACCGTGCCGCCCGCTCCCTCCGGGTAGAGAGCCACCACAGCAGCCCCCACACGATGATGACCTTGTAGCCCACCATCACCGTGACCTCCCGCATCAGCGGGTTCAGCTCCACCGCTCCATGACGCAATGCCCAGAGCGTGCACGACAGGTCGATCAGGTTGAGCGCGTATGCGATGACAGCGGCGTGTGCTCTTTTATAACTGTCCATATATCCTCCGCAGTAATCCCATAGTCACTCAAAGCACCCGGAATCTTGGCCATCGGTTTCGTGCACAACTCCCGAATGGTCGCCACATCTGAATTGATAGAAAAATGCACTACCGTCTGGGTATATCCGCGATTGCTCGTGCGAGCCCAAGAACCACTTTTCCGTCCGTCTACCATCAAATCGTTTCCATCAATAAGAGCGCTTATCTTACGGCTCTCCAGCATATCGCGCACGGCAGAAATGGATTCGCAGCCAAAATTGCTTCCACCATTTTTTAACTCCATGATGGACAAATCGCCCGGGAAGCAAACAATAGCCCCGCCAAGATGCCACGCCTGATACAAAAATGCTCCGTTGCGGATACACGCATTTATGTCAATATATTGCGGATATCCGTAAACTACAGCCAACTCACTTGAAAATAAAAGCACAAGTCCGTCTGACTGCCCTTCCATTAGATTCTTTGCAGCAGCAACCGCAGTCTGATTATTAACGGCTTTGTAAATCATTGCGTTGTCCTCCTTATACCAACATATAAAGATTCGTTTACAGCTGATCCTTTGTTGTCTTTTTCTGTTGCATACCAATAGAAAACAGGGGACGGATATAATTTTTCATTTGTAAATCTGTAATAACAAGATTCAACTACAGATAGTTTTTCGTGCTCTTCAAATTTTCCGTCTACATATTCCGTCCATTTAAATACCCGATTATAGTTCGGATCGTCGTTTTCAACCCGTACATCTAGGGATGCACTATCTTTATTTTCTCTGTAATTTTTTGCAGAATGCTTTACATCAGGATGCACTTCTCCGTTTCCGTCTATCCCAGTTCTTTCAATGTCTCGTATCGTAACAGGGGCGTTGTCGATCAGCAGCATCGGCAATAGAGTTTTTCCATCGGTGATGGATTGATAGTATAGCCCGGATCTATCTGCAGCCTTTAACACATCTGCAAAAGACGCTTTTTCGTCTGGGATGGGGTCATAAATTTCAAGCAATTCAAGTGAGTATTCCACCGATGCGGTATATGTCGTATTGGGGGCAAATTTAATTTCTCGACCAAGATACGAGTTTGGTATCGAGGTTTCGTCTCGGCCCGAAGATATAGAGCAAACGTAAAAGGAGAATTCAGCGCCATTGACTTTGGTATCAAATTCGATGTAGTTGCCGGGTGGAAATCCACGAACCATAATCGTGTTGTAACTGTTGTACTTAACCCCAGCGGTCTCTTTTGTAACGGTATATCCCGGGTCGGCATTGTAAGGGTGTTGCAGCTGTATACCAGCCCATAACCCATCCGCATTAGACAAAGGCGCCGGTGTGCATGCCTGTGCGCTGACGCACGATAGCCTATATTTCCCCCGTGGCAACACTCCACACTTAATTTTGATCGTGTTATCTCCAATCAACCCTCCGGGGATTGTTTCTGGCATGGTGAATTTTGAGCGAACATTTGCGCCGAGCGTCGAGCCATCATCTGCAATCGAGGCTACCTCTTGCTCCCCGTAGGATGACCCGTAAGGAAAGTATTTCCAGGAGCCGGAACTACCGCTGAGTCCAATGCTGGTCATATCTTTTATTTTTAGAGGTAAGTCAACACCGCTATAAGCAGATAACTTAAACCCCCTTTCATAAAAGTACCAAGCAATTTCCTCCCCGAATTTTTTGCGCCTTTCCGCGTACTCACTCGGGTCTGTAAAACTTTCTTCTTTCAACCATTTTTGGAGAGCTGTCATACCGGGCAGCTTAGGGACATTGAGCTTTCCAAGTAAATCCAGAATGTAAAGCTCTACAAGCATTTCGTCTGTAGACGATACCCTTGTACTGATCACTCCTAATAATGCTGACCACCTTAACGCCCCCTGTGTGCTCATACCAGCGGCAAGCCCCGCTAAAAAGCTTGCCTTGTCGTAACCGGCGGCGCTGGACGGCGCGACAGATACAGCGCTCGCCGGTGTCCCAACACTCCGCGTCTTGAGCATTTTCCCCGCCATAACGCCCTTAACAAAACAATTTTTGTCCATCCCTATCACCCCGTCCACTGGATTGCCATTTCCGCCCCGTCTGAGTAGATGATCTTGACCGGGACTTTCTTGCCACCGACCGTCGCAAACTCCACCCCATACTCGAGCGGCTCTGAAATACCCTCTACCGTCTCGGAAAAGCTTCCTTGCTCCCAACTTGCGAAATTAAGTCCCACGGTTTTCCGCAGCCCGAAGAGGTCCAAATACCCCTCGTCCAGCGCGGCGAGGCCGAGTTGTTTTCCCGTGCTTGTCTCATACGTCAGCTCCAGCGAGTTCTGCCGCTTGACGAGGTAGCCGCGCTGCTTGCCGTTGGTGTCGCCCGCGCCGAAGACGTCCACGGGGTAGTAGTATTGGCCGTCCGAGGTAAACGAGATCGCGCGCTTGACCTGCTCTTCGTACTGATAGACCATCACCGGCCAGCTCGTCTGCTTGGTGGTGGTAAAAATGCGCTCGCCGTTTGCGTAGGGATAGCCGTCCGAGCCGATCGATGCGCCCGCGGGGTCTGCCTCCCAGTAGATCAGCTCCCCGTTGGGGTTTTTCGCCTGCTCCGTCGTGCTTTTGGCGATGCCCGCAACAAACTCAAGGCTCTGTTCTGCCACACGGATAAAATTGTCGTCTGTTGTGTCTTTAGCAAGATACTTGACCACCCGGCGCGAGGTCGACAGCCGGTTGACGCTCAAGTCCGCGATCTCGCCGAGCGCAGCGTAAAGCGCGTCCGCCGAAAGCTGCCCGGAGACGTCCACGTTGCCGTCGAGCTTGATGTAGCCAGTATAGTTGTTGGGGCCGACTTTGAGCGTGATCGTCGCGGTCGTCTGGCCATCCGGGCTGGACGCTGATGTGACGGATAAGCTGATCCCATCGACCGTTTGCGTGATGTCCGATACCCGCCCGTCGATGCCCTCTACCTTGAGGTTGATCTCCTCGCTGGTCTTGGTAATAGTCGAGCGTGTTTCAGCAATCTTGCGGTTGAATTCCTGCGTGATATACCCCTCGGACGGATATTCATCTTCCATCTCCGCTTCACCGGGGGATGAAATACCCGCGTATCCGCGCCCATCATCAGAGAGTTTAGACATCGGCGAATAAATGCCACCAACCGTCACGCCGTCGCCCAGCTCTGCCGCTGGATCAATGTTTGCCGCGCCTGCTTCGTATGCCTGATACTGGTAGCCTTTCATGGTTTGCAGTAAGGCGTTTACCATTGGCTGCGTGGCGTGAGGGCAACTTGCAATGACTTCCATGCCGGTATCATCACCCGCCGTCAGGCTGTTTTCATCGTCCACAAGCAGCGTCACGCGAGAGATAGGCTTGTACTTGCCCTTGTCGGAAAAACTTGTAACGTCTTTGCCGACATAATATTTATCAGACAAGAATTCTCACCCCTCCAAACGTAATAGCGTTGCCCGATTCTGTAATGAGATAGTTCGTCTCGGTAGGCATAGACAACAGAGGAATAAGCAATAGTTTCCCTGCATCGGTAATAATCCAGTTCCCACCGTGCGCCGCAGCGATAAAGCATAGCTCGTTGCGGATGGTGTAATCATTTGCGGGATAGTCGATGGTATACGAGCTGTTGAGCACTGTGCGGCTGTCCAGTTCCACGCCCATCAACTGGCAAAAGATGTTTACAGCGTCAGGCATAGTCATCGGAAAGTTAAGCGACTGGTCTGGCTCCCACACAACGTCAGCCTTTCTCATAGCGTCGTATGCTTCGAGTTCCCAATAATCCCCATCGCAGGAACGATGGTTGGTAAAAAACACGCCTTTGGGAATCCAGTCTGTCGCCTGACTTCCATTAACAAGCCTGAGATACCGCTTGATCGTCGCGGCACGCGGTACGTTGTTCGCATACAGTGCCAGTTTTAATGTTGCGCAGCAGGCGTTTCCGATGCCGAATTCTTCAAACAGTTGGGATTCTACGGAGTGCGAAACTTCCGCGTCTTTGCCATATTCCGTGCCCGCAACGTCAAATTTGTACTCTCGCTCTGTTCCGGGCTTGTGAAGCAGCTCGCGCCACAGCGCACTTGTTGTCTGCCCCATGTCACACCTCGATCAGGTTAAACGTTGCGCCGCCCCACACCTCATTGTCGTCCGCCGCTTCTTCAAGCGTGCATTCCATCGACGAGCAGTAAAACGTGCTGGTCCGAACTCCGTGCAAGTCAAGATACTTGACCGTGCACGTTGTCTTATTGAGATCATCATCGAGCTTTGCCAGCTTATCGCGAGGCATAGAGCGCGTTGTATAGCTCAGTTTCCGCTTGGTGGTAATTTTGTCGCGACGCATTTTCCCGTCTTTTGTGCGGGTCGTGTTGTCGCTGTCGAGGTCGTTGCGGCTCCACCCATAGCCCTTTGTGGAGATAGCATCGGAGTAGTCCGTGCCGTTGATAATAAGGACTTCCATGTTATACCTCCTTAGTACAGCAGCACGGGCTTACCCGCCGCGCGTGTCATGTTGTTGATGTTCTTCACGGTACTTCGTGCGATTTCCTTGCCGTCGAGCTGAATAACGACCGTAGTTGCACCGCCGCCTGATTCCGCCATAGCCTGCTTAAATGCTTCGACCATCGTTGCAAGTGGCGTTTCAATGTTCGTTCCGCTCTTCTGGTCGCCTAGTACAGCGAGAAATTCCTTGTTGGGTGGGATGACTGCACCGCGAGCCAATGCAGGAGCGGAGACACGGCTAATCGAAGGAGCGCGAGAAGGACTTCCAAAGCCGCCACTTCTGGCTCCAAATCCTCCGCTTCGGCCAGAATTCGATTTTGCAATAGAATTCTGCGCTTCAACAAATTTGTTGCCAAACCAGCTAACGGCATTAGCCACCCACGTTTTTACGCTCTCCCATGCAGCTTTTAAGCCGGACAAAAGGCCGTCAATAATCCTTCGACCTAACGCTTTCCAGTAATCAGCAGTAAAAAACTTCGAAACGCTGGTATTCCACCACTGTTTAATGTTCTGCCACATTTCTTTAAGCTTGGTAAGAAGTGCACTCCAATCCAGATCAGATGCAGCGGCAATAGCCGCGCCGCCAGCAATCATCATCCCAATGCCAAGTGGAAGATTTGCGCCGGAGAAACACAGAACCGCACCGATAGCGATAAGCGAGACGCCAATCGAACCCATAAGAGATTTGATTGCGGCTTTTGTCTTTTCGGGGGCTGTGTTCCAGTTCATGGCGACCGACGCCGCAATAGATGTTGCACCCGCAATCATTAACCCAATACCGAGAGGTAAGTTTGCTCCCGAAAAGCAAAGCACTGCGCCGATGGCAAGCAAGGTCATTCCGAGCGCCATCATTAAGGCCGACAATGTATTTTTTGTTTTGTCGTTTACTGCATTCCAGTTCAAGGCGACTGCCGTTCCCAGCATAGCCGCGCCTGCCAGCATAAGCCCAATGCCGAGGGGGATGTTTGCGCCAGATAAACACAAAATTGCACCAATGGCGAGGGCAAAAAGGCCCAGCACCGAAAGCACATTTGTCAGTGCAGCTCTAAGGCGGTCAGACATTGCGTTCCAGTTTTCTTTAATAAGTGTAACAAGCCCAATCGCGCCCGCCGCCATAAGTGCGATTCCGAGGGGGATATTTGCGCCGGAAAAACACAGAATTGCGCCAAGAGCTAAAAGCGCGCCGCTAAGGTATGCCGTAAGCTCGTCGATCTTTGCTTTGTACTCGTCGGTCGTAAACTGTTCAAACACGGGAGAAAGCCGATCTGCAAGCGCAGCCGCAGCGCCGCCTCCACTGCTTGATGTGGAAATCGTGTTGATCTCGTCAAAACTAGCAAGATTCCCTTTTGCTTCTTTTGCCGCCGAACCGACGCTACCGATAGCATCTGCTTCTTTATAAAGTCCTTTTGCCGCCGCTTCTGATTTTTTTGCCGTTGTTCCAAAAAGCATCGATACAATGTTTGCAATAACGCTGATAACCTTTGTAAGGATGTTCACAAGCGCTGTAAAGGCGGGAACAATTACACTTAATAGCGGTTGTGCCAAAGTGAGCAACGCGCCCTTTAAGCGTCCAATAGCTTTTGCGGCTTCGTCATTTACTTGGATGACTTTCCAGACATAATCACGAACAACGGATAATGCCCTTGTAATAAGAGTAAACACAAACGCCCTGAGAGCGAGCTTCTTTACTCGGTTAACGAAGCGGGACATGTATTCGTCGGCTTTTTTAGTCGCCTCACCCATCCCGAAAACACCGTTTTTTGTGCTGGAGATTTTTTCGGAAAGCTCCCCCGCTTTTGTCTTCATCTTATCGAGATTTGCCGTATCGGACTGAATTGAAGCGTCCATCTTCTCAACTTTAGCTGTAACGGCGTCATACTCTTTTTGCAAAGATTTCACAGTGCTTTCCTGTGCCTTGATGGAATCCGCCGTAAAAAACTCTTTGCCGCTGTGCATTGAATCAAGCGTCGCTTTTGCCGCATCGAGATTTGCCGCGATTTCTGCCGACTGCTTTGCCAGCGGCATTTTGTCTTGCTGTTTCTGGTAAATTTTATCGTTAAGCGTGTCGATTTTTTTAACCAGTTTATTCAGTTCTTTTTGAGCGTCTTTGTCGTCCAGATCCACGCTGAAAACTACCGAACCGTCCGCTGCCATAAAATCACCACCTTGCTTTTAGTTTTTTGCTGTGATATGGTAAAAGAACCGTATTTAATGGGAGGGAAATAGAATGAAAGCATTGAAAAGAACCTTGTTATTCCTTGTTGTCTTCTTTGCATCGTTTCTTTTGATCCTAATTGTAGGAGTTGCTACAACGCCAGAAGGCCAAGAAACTATGCCAGTATGGGTTGGCGTTGCCCTTCTAACAATACCTATCCCATTAGGGATTCTGGCCGTTAATAAAGCCGTACCGCAGACTTATGACGAAAAGATTAAAATCCAAACAGTAAAGTGCAAGCTACAACTTGTCGGCGGGCTTGACCTTGCAGCAGGGTCTATCTGCTCCGCCATGTGCTCCCCAGAATCTATTTCATTTTCAGCGAGCGGGCAAACCTTCACCCTTTCGCCAAGCAAGCTTATCGATGTTTCTGTTATGACGCCGCAGGAAATTCAAACTCAATACGTTTCGAGTATTGGAGGTGCAATTGCGGGAGGAATTTTACTCGGCCCAATCGGCGCAGCTCTTGGCGGGTCAACACAGAAAAAGCAGTCCAAGATTGTCCGACAGTACCTTATTTTCGCGTACCAAAGCGATTCCGATGTTAAATACATCGTATTTGACGTAACCGCTGCTCCGCAAAACGGTAAGAGGATTAGCAAGATTTACGCGCATCTAAAGAAAACCGAGAATAAGCAAATAACCCTTTAATCCGAACCGGCTCGCTCGTGGGCCGGTTCTTTTTTGCCAAGCCACGCACTAAGAGCATCTGATTCCTCCTTTGACAGCTTCTTCGGAATGTCAATGAGGTCTTTGTTTCGCCTGTAAAAGTCCCTATCCGACTTGTCAAGAGGCCTCCCTTTCGCTTTCAGTTCTCGGATTCGGACAATCTGCGCAAATAAGCAATCCCCAATTTCCATATACGCAGACAAAAACGTGAACCAGTGAACCCCACCAGAGTTTGTATTCGCGTCATATTCGCTTTCTCTAATCTCTCTCCCAAGGACGCGGTTGATAGGGGAAACGATGAGTTGAAAATCCTTCTCCCAGTCCACTATCTCTGGTTCTTTTTTCTTGTCATCGTGAGTTTTCCCACCGTTAATAAACCAAAACATTCTTTCAATTGCCGAATCATAGTCTGGGATATTATCAAAATCAACGAAGAAGAGTTTAAGGGCGGTATAAGCCCGTTCTTCATCGCTTAGTTCTTCATCGTCCAAAACTTCAAAAATTGTCAAAATAACCCGAAAGTCATATCGAATAAAAAAGTCTTGGCCGTTGATCTCTACGCTTTTAGGAAGTCCGTAGCCCATACCGCCCTCCGTTTAATGCTTCTGGACTTTATCGAGATACTTTTTAATTCTCGGATTCGTGAATTTCTGTTCACGGGAGAACGTATTATCGATTTCGTCCATTACGGCAAGCATAAAATTGCACCACACAGGAACGCCCTCGGCCAGTGCGTAAACATTCATGCCGCCAAAAAGATCATCTGCAATGTGTGCCCCGAAAACGGCGTCAATGATCTCGCGCATCTCCTTGTCGCGCTCACGGGCAAATTCAAAGATGAGCTTTTTGTCTCCCATCTTTTCAATCTGCGTTTTGTATCCTTCCTGCTTTTTGTCGAGGTCTTCAAAGGCAAGGTAGAGCCTTTCGACAAAGTTGCTGTCGGTAGGGTTAAACGACACCTCGCACTTCCCATTTACGGCGTAAGTTACAAGGCCGTCGCCAAAATTAAGTTCCTGCATGATGTTCCTCCTTATTCGCCCTCGGTAAACGTGATCGTGCTGCCAGAGATAGCGGCAGTGCCGACCGTGCGCGTGCCGCCAAGCGTCACGTCGATTGGCATGCCGATAAATCCGCCGCCCTCACCGCCGAGGGAAGACGGCTTAACCATGCAGGACGAATAGCGCTCCGCGAATACTGCGGTCTTTGCCGTGCCTGCATAAGCGTGGACAATCAGCACGTCCTGATTCGCCAGCGCCGCCGCATTCTGCTCCTTGACTGCAAGATTCCAAACCTTGACGATAGCAGGATCCCCAGCGTCCAGATCAGACGGGTCAAAGGTCTGCGTGATGATGGGCTTCTTCATGGTCGTGCGCGTCGTGCCGAGAATATCCTTCGAGGAATCCTCCTGCCAGTCATATTCCATGCTGGAATCCGTGACGCGCGTACCGAGGGGCGACCATGTGGGCGTACCAGATTCGCCCGTATTGAGATACGCGATCAGAAGTTCGCGGTCTACGGTCTGCCCCGCCGTGGTGTTAAAGGTCATATCAGCCATTTTTAATCACCTCGTAGTTCATTTTCATAAGGATTTGATGATCCTCGTCACCGTTTTCATAAACGGCGAAAAGCGAGGATCGCGTTGTCGGCTCAATGCGAATGACGCGGCGACCATCGCCAATGTCAGGCGGCGTTTCGTTTGCCGCCCAATCGCCCAAGGCGTTAAGCAGCTCGTCAGCTTTGAGCCGTTTGTCGTTGCTGTTCCCCGGCTTCACGCGGTAGATGACCTTGAATTGGTATTCCGCCTGATATCCGCCGAGAATGTATTTTTTGACAATGTACGCCGCCTGAATCGTAGACAGCGCCATCGCCGCAGTATCGGCGGGAAGAAATTCGAACCGAATCAAATCAACCGGCTTGTCATGGAATGTGTTTAACCACGCAAGCAACTTTCGGGAGACTTGATCCTCTTCCGCTGCCGAGACCGTCTTTTTAATCTGTTCCGTACTTCTTCACCGCCTTTTCTGCTACGCGCAGCCACTTGTCAAGATTTTGTGCCTTAGATGCTTCAAACCAATGCGCCTGCGCCTGCGGATGCATCGCCTTGTTAAATACCAAGTTGCGATCTGTAACCACTTTTGTTCCGCCCTTCGGGGCGTATGTGCTGCCGGTGTTTGGGTCGACCATTACTTTCCCGTAATACAAAAACCGAGCATACGGGCCGGGGTAAACGATAACGTTTCCGCCAGATGGTCCATAGTCCCCAGCGGTATATCCCTCAATTCGCGTCCTGTTCGCCAAACTACCGGTTAACGCAGGGACAAACGGGTCTGTATCCGCCCGTATTTGCTGAGCAAGAGCATGTTCGGCCTTGCTGCAACCTTGCGACAGCTTTTCCCTAAGCGCGTCCATCCCATCGGTATGCACGGAAAACTTGATGCCCATTACGCACCTCCGACTTCCCAGTGCTGCATATCGGGGCTTCCGTAGTTCATCGCATCAACCTTGGTCACGTTGTAGCAATCGTCATGGCTCAGTACGACGGTCATGTCGTCCGAAACGAATTCGCCCTTCACAAAGCACGTCATGCCACCGTTTCCCTTGTATGAGAGCGTCCACAATCCAGACTTATCCGTCGCTTTGAAAAACGATTGCGGTCCAATGTAAGTTTTCGTCTTACCTGTTACCCCGTCCACCGCTTCCACGGCGAACGGAATATACAGATTTACCGCATCGGCGCTCTCAAGTCCGCTTTCGCGCACGTTGACCGCTTTGCTGGCTTGCAGCATCACGCCACGCAGGATTGTGGTATAAACCTTCTCGACCTCATCAAGCGTCGCCGGGTCAGTCTCTTGCACGACGTTGTAAATCGTTATAGTGTGGGGGAACATGGACATGGCCCATACCCCCTCGCTTTTAGAAGTCCATACGGTGCAAGATACATCATGACCGCTTCGCGCTTTCTACTCTCGATAAGCTGCACATCCGTCGCAGACACATTTTTACTGTCAAAGCTGCGCGTCCACGCGCCTACCGTTTCGCTCGATACGGCGCGCTCAGTGTCCGTCGAGACCGCATTGAGTTTGTTGCTGTCTTGAATGATCTCAGCCAAAGCACACACAGCGTTTTTGACCGCATCCGCCGCATCGCCAAACGCATTCTTGGCTCGGCCCATCGTAACGTAATCTACATAAGCGGATGCTTTTACTGCAAGAGCCGGAAAGATATCTTCGGTCAGAGACCCACCCATGTAAACCGTTGCATAATAGATATAATCAGCGTACGCCATGCGCAGCCTCCTTTTCTGGCCCCTCCCCCACCGTCACGGCAAACCGTTCAGGCAGGGGAGGAGGTAACAGCTTACTTGCTCGTGTCAGACGCGATAAACAGGCCGTTCGGGTTGGGAACAACCGGGATGAACAGGCCGCTTGCCTTCGTCCAAACCGCAACGGGGTCAGGCGTAGCCCACTGGGTAACGGTAATGTACTGGTTGGCGCTCTTTTCGTTGTACTGGCCGTAATCAGCCTCTTCGGGAGTAACGCCCCACAGGCCTGCGCCGAAAGAAGCGGAAGTGCCGTTGGAGAGGAACGCGATCTTGTCATCGGGGAAGAAGCGCTTGGTGGTCTCCTTACCGCTCGAAGTCTGCGTCTTATAGCGCAGGTCGTTCGTGGTAATGGTGCCAAAGCCGAACATGGACATAAACAGCGCACTGAGGCGGTCGGTCGGAACATACGTACCGACGCCAATGCTGCCGTAGATCATCGTCTGGATGCCCTTGTTGGACGACAGCTTGCGCAGAATCTTGTTGGAAAGCACAACCTCGGTAAGAGTGTTGCCGCTGTCCGCTGCATCATCGACGATCGCGCGAAGCTGACCGATGATATCCGCATCAGCGCTCAGATCGAGCTTGTAGCCGATATTGCTGGCGGGAACGCCGTAGTCGACCGTCATGTTAAGGTTGTTTTCCTTGATGGTCATCTTGCCGGTGGCGAGGACTTCCATCTTGGCGACCTCGGTGCGAACCTTGACCGCATCGGCCATCAGACGCATATCGTCAAAGACATAGCGCACAACGGCGTCATCGGCGTACACGCCGTTTTCGGTCAGCAGGCGGACGCGCTCGGTCTGGTTGATCTTGCGCTTGATGAGCAGCTTTTCAACTTCGGTCTTGTCGAACACAGGGCGAGAGCCAATCTCAGCCTCAGTATCGAAAGCGTGGACAGTTGCCATCACAGGAATGGTCGCGCCCGCAGCAAGGCGGAGATACTCAGCCTTGATGTTCTCGGTCTTCTGGTCGGGGAAAATGCGGTCGCCGATGTAGGCAGGACGCGCAACAGAAAGGTTCTGCGAAAATTCCAGACGCTCAGCGTCAGAAATAAGATTCAGAATATCAGCCATAGATTTTTACCTCCTTACTTAGCCGTTTGCAGTCCAGACGGGATACAGGGTCACGTCACCGGTCATTTCGACCTCAGAGACCGCCGCGCCGCCCTTGCTGGTGCTCCAACCGGTCTGGGTGTTGTTGCTCTTGGTCAGCGGATAGCTGGTGGACACCTTTGCAACAGAGCCATCAAAATAGCTGTTGGAATCCACAGGGACATCGCCGGTACCGTCATTCTTGTCGTAAGTCACGGTATAACCACGAGTAACGGCGGGCGCATCAACAAAGACGATGCCCTTGCCCTCAAGCGCGGTTTTTGCTGCCGAAGCAATATTCAGCCCATCAGAAAGGACGCGACCAGCCACGAGGACAGAGCCGGGCATATTGCCGTTGGTCACGTCGACCGCTTCAAAAATGATGCCCTCTGCCTTACCGTCATTGGACGGAAAAACAGTGCCGGGGGCAACCGTCTTATAGATGCCATCCTGCACGCCAAGCGTCGCAGGGATCTCATGGGTCTTCAGCACAAGGCCGACTTCGCTTTCAAGGAAGTTCGGACGCGCTGCGCCGGAAATGTTAGTCACAAAAGACATACGTTAAATTCACTCCTTCGTTGTAGTCTGCGCATACTGCGCATTAAACTGTTTTGCAAACATTGCGCCTTTGCCTTCGCTTGCAGGCGCGCCGCCGGTACCGACGGGCTTTGCAAAGCTCGGCGTGGGCTTGCTGGCCTGAAACGCGGACGGATCAGCTTCAGTCTGCGCCTTATGCCATTCATCAAAGCCATCAAGCACACCGTCTTTAAGCTCGAGGTGCTTTTCTTTGAGGTCGGCAAAATAGGCCTTTTCCGCAGCTTTTGAGGAAAACTTGATGCCCTTATCTGCAACAGCTTTTTTCATTGCATCGGCATAATCCCGGTCGGAAATCTGCGCTTTATAGTCGCCAGTATCCTTGTCGTACTTTTCCTGCAATTCTGAAAGCTGCTTCTTGATGGTCTCCACCGTTTCGCCGGTTCCTTTTTCCTCGTACTTCTTGTTTTTTTCTACTTCCGCGTCCAGTTTGGCTTGGACAGTTGAAAGCGCCTTTGTGATTCGCCTGTCAAACTCCGCCTTATAGATGGGGTCAGCCAGTATTTCATCAAAAGTCATGATTTCGTCTGCCATTTTTATTCTCCTTTTATTTCCACAGCGTCATTCCCCGCTGCGTATTACAAAAAAGAGCCAAACAACACGCTTTCGCGTAATGTTTGGCTCAAATTGCCACTTCTTTTGCCTCGATTGGCAAACGGATATATTTAATTACAGTCGCTTTCTGTTTTTAATGCTTCCCTTTTTTGCCGCGTCGTATTGTTCTTCTGTCCATCCGTACGCCTTACAAAACAAGGGCTTCCCCTTTTCCATCGCAGCATTGTAGTCTTTAACAGAATAGGACTTTGCGCTAACAAGTTTAATGGACGCGGGATCAAGCAGCGGCTCTCCATCGCTACCCACTCCGGAAACCTTACCGGTTACTCGATATTGATACTTGAACGGGTACTTAGGGCTTTCCCAAACGGATACGCCATCTTCTTTTTCCCCCGTCATGTGGTTAGTGGACACGCGCATAGTCCCATTCTTGAGATATTCAATCTCTTTAGGGTTATCGGTTCCTCGATAAAACTGCCCTTCCTTTTGATAGCCAGCAAGTCTAAGTGTCTCCGCTTCAATAATGCCGCTTATCTTGTAATATGTATCATTATTAAAATCGTGGTCTCTTAAGACAATTCGGCCATCAGATAAAATTGCGTTTACATTTTCGTCGCCGACATATTTCCCATTTAGAAATCCAGATACTTTAGGCGCTTTGTACACTTCAAATTCTCCACTTTCATTTTTTGGGATTTGAAGCGTTTCACCGGTTTTTTCGCCAGTAAGTTTGTACTGGTCATCTTTTAATGCCTCGTAGCTTGTTCCGGTCGCCTTCCCCCAAACTCTGTGTTCGACCCCGTATTCGGCACTTGCTCCGGTATCGACGGTCTGCTTTTTGGAGGCCGCCGTTGATTTCTTTTTGAGATCTCCAAATTTCCCGCTCTCGCGCATTGCATCCGTTAGGCTTTGTCCGTCTTTAATAAACACGCGGCGACCGCCAATCGTGCGCCAAACTCCACTTTCGTCTGTCATACCAAGCCAACGCTCCTTGTCGAAAAATAAAAAAGAGCCAACCGACTACAAACATAGTCAGTTGGCTCTTCGTGCCACTTCCACGTGCTCGATTGCACTATGGGTGCTTATTTATTTGTGATTATTTTACCACATCACCGTGCGAAAGGGAAGAAGAATATCACTTTTTTAGCTCTTTTGCTTCGATAATTTGCGCTTTTACGCTTCCGTCTTTCATTTGCTTTAGCTGCACGCGCGCCCCAGATTCAAGCGCCCGTTCAATGGCAAATTTGAGTTTTTCATCGATCATATAGCACTTTCGTCCTTTCCCATTGCAGCGGCAATTTGGCCGCTTCGCTGAAAGCATTATATTTAGAGTTTAGCCGCGTCAGCTTTATTTTTGCGGCGCGATACTCGTCCGTCTGCTCACTTGCTTTATACGCCGTTACAAGCCGTTTCTGCTTGATGATCTGGCGCTCCACACGGCGCTGCATCTGCGTTGCCTCGTATGCGGTATAAGTCTTCCCGTCAAAGGTACAGCCAAGCCCATCGTCGATATGTTCAAGCTGCTCGTCGGTGTAGGTGCGTTCGGACACGCCCTCTACCCATACGTTTCTTCTGTGGCGGCAGTTGGCTCCTTCCAGACCATCCACAGCGCCCAGGCCGCACACAAAGTAAATGTTCGGGTAGATGTCGCCGCTGCGGGTGGAGTATACCTTTCCTTGCCAATCCTTGTGCGACGACCACGGTGACCGACCCGGCACATCACGCGCCCCGGCGTGGGCAGACACTTCATAATACGGCGTTTCCAGGTATTCCGCCGCTTGCTCCGTATATTTAGCGCAAATTTGATTTACGCCAGTCATCACTGCTCTGCGCGCCGCCACATCAATTTGATCTCGATGCCCGCTCTCATAGTCAACTACCTTCAATCCGCTGTCTGCAAGCTGCTTTACTGCCGTTTTGATAGCCTGATTGTAGCTGATCGCGCCGCTCTGAATCTGCATTTCTGCATTATCCAAAGCCCACTGATAAGCACGAGCAGGCTTTAACATCGTGTTGCCCACAAGGAAACCCATAGAAGCCGTTAAATTGCGGAATGTATCATGGGCCTGCCGCTTAATTGCATCCACTGTAGCCGCGTCTACAAGCGTTTCCGGCTGCGTTACATGTGCAAGGTCGATGACTTCGGTGTAATACTTCTGGTTGCGCTCTACAACGTCATTAAGCAAACTATTTAGCTTTTGTTTGCTAATCCCTGCTGTTTTGCTAATCGCTTCTTCAATGCTTTTAAGGTCAATGCCGTGCATTCTCAGCGCTTGAATATCCTGCACCGTAACTTCATTGAGCTGATCTGCGAAGCCCAATCGGCTGCATATCTCGTCAAGCAGCGTGATTTCAAGCGCCCGGAACAGTTCTGCAAGTTCTTCCGGCAGCGCGTCAAGGACTTCCGGCTGAAACGGATATTTCATTTGCTCTCCTCCGTTTCACAATCTCGTCATAATGCGGCTTCACGCGGATTACATTCCAGTCGCATTCTTCCGGCACTTTTCCGTAAAATATCACCCATTCCGGCGAAAGCCGTTTCATCATTTCTTCGTAGCCGCGCAGGAACAACCGCTTGCTTTCCTTGTTCTGCTGTGTGCCTACCGAACTAACCGCAACAATTCCGCCAGCAGGCTCGCCATCAAAGCACCAATCATAGCTCTGCTCGTCGCTCCATGAAATCGTTGGATAAACCGTCATGCCGTGGAGCTGCCAGTATGCCGCCAGCCAGTGCTTGCGGTAGTGGTTGTATATCTGCATCGCAAGCGGCATATCTGTGTAGGTGGAGAAGTCCGGCGCGCACACCGCCGCAAACTGCGACAGTTTCGGAATGTACTTGACCGGCGTGTTCCAGTGCCTTACAAATTGATAATCGTCAATAAAGAAATGCACGATTTTATCTTCTGGGTTCTTTGCCGAAAGAAGATAGTTCCCCGGAACAAATTCCCCTTGTGGATACGCTTTGACCGGTTCAATCTGCGGAATATCGTACTTGCCCACGCCGGGGAATGTGAACTTGTCGAGATTTTCAAAGTTAATCATACCGGACGCCATGTACCGCTGCGCTTGTTAGCTCTGCGGTATTTCTTGCCGTTTACCGTAACTTCCAACGCGCCGGACTTTTGCGCTGTTACAAAGGCATTGGAAAACGCCTTGTTTTCTGCTGCTTTGCGGTTTTTACTGGACTGGTCACGCAATTTCCGCATGTAGCTATCCATTTCACCGCGCGCTCTTGCCGCTCTGTCTGCTGCGCTTCCTGTTTTCTGCGCCGTTGTCAGGCGCGCAGGCCCGCTTGCATAAGGATTGACTGCTCCTGCCGCCGTTTTGAGCGCCGTTGTTGCGAGAGTTGCCATCTGCCTTACTGCGTTCTTCTTTTCAGCGTCCGACAGCTCAAGCCCATTGATTTCAGCAGCGTTGCGCTCAAATGTGCGTCTGATAATATCGCCCATATCAGTGACAGACGCGGCGTTTGCTCGGTTAATATCCTGCTGTGACAAAAACCGAGCAAGGCTCATACCGCGCCCACGCCCAGATTCTCCGGCTCCAATGCCGCCACCAGCTCCACCTCTGCCGCCCATTACTCTACCTCCTGTTGCTGTTCAGTTACCATGTCCTGCGCCGTTGGTAGCGCAGCTTTCGCAGTATCTTCATCTTCGTTAAAGTATTTCGCTCGAAGTTCCCACGGGTTCATCACTCCGGCGCTTGTGAGTTGCAAATCTCGGGAAAATTCCTTGTCTTTGGTCTCCTGATCGTCAAGGATGCTGTCACCCCAATCGTAAGTGGCCTCATAATCTCCAGCAGGTGCCAACCCGTACAACGAAGCATACACGTCCATTGCGTAAATCAGGGAATCGAATGTATGTGCAAGCGCCGCCTGGATACTGCTAACCAGCACATACTTGCGCTGCTTGCTGCTTCGAATCTCAGTCGCGGTTTTTTCAATCGTTTGCGGGTCGGAAATATCTCCATAAGAAAGGCCAATATTAAATTCAACACGCCGAAGAGTATTCTGAAACCCGCGATAAATCGCATCATCCCTAATCTGCGGCTCGATGTGCTGGAAAAAATCTCCATTCGGAGAGAACGGGCCGATTTCAAACAGGCGCTTGTTGAACATATCCGCCGTGCTGGATGTTCCGTCCATCAACACCTTACGCTCGCTCGACTTATATTCCCAGCGCAGACGCTCCCACTGCTCATCCGCTTGCTTGATAAGCTCGACCGTCGCCGCATCGCCATAAATGGACATACCGCACATGCTGTTACTATCTGCAGTGTTGGCAATAGGCGGCTTAAAATAAGCAAACAATGGTCCGTCTACATTCTCGATGGCCACTTCCGGTTCAATATCCGCCCACTCCGGAATAGTTGTGAGTTGCGCGTCAGCGCCAACGGATCCAGCGGAATCACTGTAATATGCCTTGTTTTTGATGGTATAGGTCTTACTGTTTAACTCGTGTGATTCGAGCCTTACATAGTACGTTCCGTTTACTTTAACCGGCTTATCCTTAAAAACGCCGCCAATGCAGCGACCGGACGGGTCAAACTTTGTCGGCTGAAAGCCCGCAGCGCCGGTAACATCTACAAGCATATTGTCACCGTAAATATACGGCTTCAACGCCACACCACCAAGCGCAAGGCCGAGTTCTAATGCCCGATTAAAGTTTTCTTTTGCTGTCTGAAAATTTTCGTTCAGGTAATCTGCGCGCTTGCTGCCGGTGATGTTTGCTGTAAATTCAACCAGCGTCGGCCTTGCCACTTCTCGGCAAATCGCAGCGGGCAGGCCTACCGCTTTCACATCACAGTTTTGCCACGGTGGGGTATTGACCATCATCGCATACCACAAACCGATATGCTGTTCCATCGTAAGGCTTACGGCGGGAGATGCGCCAAATTCCCGCTCGGCGACCGCCTGCGGAAAGAAAAATCGTTTTACTGTATTTACAATGCCATTCACTAAGCCCATATTTTTATCTCCTCAACTTTACGGAGCTGCTTGCATACATAGGATTTTCAACTGCAATTTCTCGGCGCAGAACCGTCATAACAAAATACCTAACAGCGTCGAGGACGTGATCATTCTCTTTAATGACTTTATCTTCTGCCGCGTCCTTATCCCAGCTATAAAGCCCAAACTCATCAAAAGCGTGCGTGCAGCTTTCATGAAATTTGATTCGCCCCGATTTGATACACGCAGCCGTTAAACGGATCCCATCAAGAACATCGTTATTTGCTTTCCAAACAGCAAACTTCCCATGTCTACGGATGCACTCCGAAAATGACGCGGCGCTGGGGTCAATGACGATTCGCTCAACATTATATCCGTCTGCAAACCGTTCCAAATCTTGATAATATTCCTCGTCTGTCTTCTGCCGATTGGTGGCTCGCCCGCTGTGATAGTATTCTTTCTCCATTACAGCGCGGCCTTTATCCATGCGCCACAAACAAAAGACGGTAGGATTTTGCGTGCCGTAGTCGCAGGAAATATAATACTTTCCCGCGCCGCCCGTTTCGTTCGTGACGTTTACTTCTTTGGCAAACATCGGATATACCAGCCCCTCGGCCACTACCCACAGGCCGCGAATGTATCGGTCGTAGAACACGCCGGAAAACATTGCCTGATAGCGTTCCAGCGTCTTTTGAGACAAGCCGGGGTTGTCCGTCATTTCAAAATGCAGATACAGCGCGTTCCGCTCCTTGTTCCGCTGTATCCACTCTGTATAAAACCAGTGCTGCGGACTTCCCGGGTTGCAGGAAAACCACAGCTTTGCACCGTCTACGGAGCAGCGGGTCAATGCCTGTTCCACGAACGAGCGCGGCATCAACACCACCTCGTCCAGCAGCACACCCGCCAGCGTGCGGCCTTGGATCAGCGTATAGCTGGCCTCGTCCTTTCCGCCGAACACCTCAAAGTAATTCGTCACGGCGCCGCGCCGCACTTCCATCACCTTGTCGCCGCGCCGCCAGCGAATGATATAGCGCTCCTTCGCAAGGCTCATCGCCGTGAACGGCACGATGATGTTTTTGGTGCAGCTATCCACCGTGCGGCCACACACGCCGAAACGCTGACCGCTGAAATTCTCCATCGCCCAGCGGACGAACGCCCACATCATGATGGAGGTCTTGCCGGAACGCACGGCCCCGTCACAGATCAGCGCGTCATACTTGGAATAGGGGAAAGCAAGGATTTTCGCTTGCTTTTCTGAAATCATAAGACGGCCTCATAACTCATATGGAAAATCTCGCTCTTACATGGATAAATTTCTCCATTTACGCCCCGAATAATATAATCTCCGGCTTTAGCAATCATTGTCCCTTCAAGCGTCTTTATCTCGCACCATG